GGGAGTAACTGGGTCTGACTCAAGCGACCTGATTGGCAAGTCGGACAGAGCGCAAGAATGCACTTGAGCTGTTCCGCATACAGGGCAAGTAACATTAGTATGATAATCTGCGCCGTAGCCAGTAATCCTAATGGCAACAAGAATTGCGTTTCGATCCCCCGATAGGAGCGATCTCGGATCTACTGACTTATCTGTTAAGCAAGATCGAATCAGATTAGTAATTACAGTACCATTTTTAATAAAGGCTCTGGATGTTAAGATATCTTCTTCTCTCGCTGTCATCGCTCGAATGTCAACTGAGTTTTTAAGATGCAGCGGGTGATCCGGGGGATATGCCTTGCCTAGCGAAGGCAAAGGGACAGTCTCGATCGGGATATCGAATCCAAGATCCTGCTGTGCCTGCTCTAATGTTTCCGCCACTCTGGGGTCTGATGCGCTTGCAGCGCCAAATACGTCATTTCTAGACATGAAAGCTCCTCGTATAGGAATTGTATTACAGATAGATTATCTGTTAAATAGCATGACCAGAACTAAAAGAGCTTTATCTTAGGGCGATAGTATCAGTATTGAAGCACGCAGTTGTCAAAGCGAAGAGTCATGGAAATCTCTGAGGCATCGTTAGTGTCATAGCTCAAAGATCCGTACTCAGCGTTTGTGATAAACGCACCTTTGACGTCCCAAAGCTCAACAACTGTTCCAATTGGGTCAAGCATCTTGATCTGGCAATCACGCTTGTAAAAATCTGCGTAGCCTGCTCGTCCAGAAACAGATTCAAAATGAGTTCTAATCCACTCCATGACCTGTTGCGCGCCGGAAGGTGCGATTGGATCGTAAAGCGTCACGGACATGTCGCCGAATGTTGTTCGACCAGCAAGATAGCGAGTGTGATTAATAAAAGGAAGCGTTACAGACTCAGTGGAAATTGTAGGTCTTGCGGCTGACTTCATCAAGAAGGCATCAATGCCTTCAATTGCAAATACCCACCTAAACTGGCGCTTAGGTTCAAATTTATTTGGAAGCATCTCAGCAACAGAAAGGGTCTCAGCCATTACAATCTCCTAGGGTGACACGTTATAAATATATGCTTCGAACAAAAACGTCCCTTAAAGTCCATCAACTCCTGAATTTGTTACCACGAAATCAAGCGAGATGAATTCTGCTGTCCGCGTAGGCTGCAAGAAGATCTTTCCTCGAACAGTATTGTTTTCAATATCTGCCTGAGTAGTTGTGCTAGAGTCAATAACAACCCTAAATCGATCAACACCTTGATTTTCCTGGACTCTCTTCAAGATCGGAGTTACCAAAGCAGTGAATCTTTGAAGGGTTGATTCTCTATTAGGTTCAAAGATAAGTTGCTGTGCAACTTGTTTAACTGAACGTCTTACATCGATCAATAACCTTCTTACATTAACTCTGTCCAGAGCAGACGCTGCAGATTGCAGAGTTTTCTGTCCGTAAACTACCGGGCCAGAACTATTAGGGAACGAGACGATGGGATTAATATCCTTGTCGTACAAATCGTCCATATTGGTTTGATTTAGACTCACCGCAGTAGATAGGGCGTTCATAGATCCTCGAGCAAATCCTGCAGGAGCGAACCACGGGAACGCCACTGAATCATTGAACGAGAAGGCACCTAAAACTGCAACTGATGGTGGGACCCGAACTGTTGCAGAGTTTCCTACAACAGTCTTTGTTGACTGGTTCAAGGTCTTCACCTGGATGTTCATATTGACATCTGGGAAGTATGCTGCTGCGAAGGATGAATCCAGAGCTCTGTCGTTGAATGATGCCACTGTATTCGAAACGTTAACGTTTTGTACAGATGAAGTAACCACTGCGTTAACGTTATCACGCTCGCCGATATCCATGATGTAGAGAGCATCAAATCTATTCTCTACAGTCGTTATAGCATCATTTGTGATGGTAGCCTCTCTAATGCCGGGAACAGCCAAGAGTTGTATCTCAACATCAGCTTTCTCACCCATGACTTCCAGAGCCTTCTTGAAGGCTGCAACTGTTGGCCCGTTGATTCCACCTCTGTTCGAATCATCCATCTCGCCTTTGACGGCGTTGTTGTTCATCAGAGCGGTGTTTTTATTAAAGACGTTAAGACCGTCAAATCCACCTTGGAATGGCATCGTAAACTTAGAGAGTCTTCGAACTGCTGGGCTTGTTGTATCATTTACTTCGAATCTACGTGTCTTGGCATCAGCGTTTGTAGTGATGTTTCCGTCGCGTGCGTATGACCAGCTGTTAACAAGTGCTGCGTCTGTAGCTATCGCGAGACCATCAGATCCTGTACCAACTTGGAGGTTTTCTAAAGTAAACTTGTTGTTATTAAATCTATCGCAATCTAGAATTGCGCCACTTTCATCAGCCTGACCTGCATTGGAACCTGTCAGAACGTTAAAGTTAGACACAGCATGATCAGCGAAGAATTTCGTAAAGCTGACTATGCTTGGATCGATAACGTTGCTCTTATTTGGCTGGTTTAAGAGGGTTTTCTTCGTGAATTGAACGCCCCAGTAAAGTGACTTATTGGGCACCTTCTTAGGCGCGAGTCCCATCGCGATGTTCTCTCTAAGCGGTACAGGAGGCTGCACAGCTGATTTGAGTGTCATACTTGGGTTTCTCTGTAGACTGAAGTTTGCATTTGGAGGTGCGCTAAGCGCATTTGATCCAGATGTTACAAGGTGATCGAGACCTCTAAACCCTAGGGGAAGAGATTCAGGATCGATCTCGGCATTGTCAACATCAGATGCCATTTCAACTCTTATGCGCGAAGAAACGTTAGCATACTTTCCGTCAATCACAAGTTTTTGGGACCCTTGTGCCTGATCAAAATCGTAGAACATGCTGGTATCGCCAACTCGGCGACCGATGTAATTGGGAGAAGCAGGATCAAGGTTAAGACCGCGGAACGCCTCGTAAACGAATGTATTTTCATCGTTGTCGTAGAAATCTCTTAGAACGAGATCGAACGTACCGAACTTATTAAGCTCATCTGAAGATTTGCCTACGTTCTCGATAGAAACCTTGTATTTAGTGTTTGCTCCTGCTGAGTCTGAAGCTTTGCCCTTCATGACACCATCGCTTAGGAGGTGCACTCGGAAGAGATCCTTAGAGGTTCCACCAAATTCTTGCGAGATAATGAAAGGCGTCTTAGCTGCCTGGAATCTCTCTCGGAATCCTTCGAAGTTTGGTGCTGCAGTTGACCCATTGTTTCTCCCCTGAGTTCCTGTAAGAAGGAAAACAGCGTCAGAGCTTCCTGAGTACAGGCCTGATACAGCACCATTCACAACGCTTGATCCTGTCGCCAAGATTCCAGAGCCTGTTACGACGGCATATTCTGGATGGACATCATAGTGCGTGTAAAGAACGTATCCGTGCTTCTGGACTTGCTGGGGATCTTTATTGAAGATATTTGCAAAGTAATCTTTATCATTAGGATTTAGAGATGCTGTAAGGACACGAGGATAATCTTTTCCTTTGTGGCCAGGCAAAAGCATGGTGAACTTAGGTGAGCCGTTAGAGAAATTAACTGTACCTGTCAAGAACCCAGAAGACGGGTTCGTCTGTCCTGACATTGATGACGTCATTGTTGACGTCGGAGTATTTCCCTGGCCCATCGTGCCATTTGAGCATGAAAGCCTCAGGTTAACACCCGATGCTGCCATTAGAACGCCGCGCAAAACTGAGGCTGCGACCGTGGTACCGAGGTTTTGAGCAGATCCTATTCCGGCATCTGAGAAAATCGTTGATCCTGCTGATTGTGACATGTAGCAGCCGAGGAAGTAAGTTCTTCCTTCTCCTGTACCGCCTGTATTAGCTTCTGGATTGTCGGCCAAAAGCCCAGTATCCAAAGGTAGTCTCTGACCTACGACAAATCCTGCATTCGTAACCGTTCCATCGCTTGAAGATCTTTTCTTCGCGTTGCCGGCTCCAAGCACTCGCACATAAGAAAGAGACCCAGCATTTCTGAGCCATTCTTGTGCAGCGATAGGTCCGAACTCATCGCCGCCTACAAATCCAAACTTAGATTCAAATTCGGAGAAATCAGCAACTGTGATCGGTACGAAAGCTGGGCCTTCTTTAGCAGTGCCTATTACGCCTGCTGGAACGCCCGTTGGACCGGTTGGGGTAGGCCCAGACCTATCGATCTCAAAAGCTCTTACGCCCGGGCTTTTAAAAGTACGTTCGGCCATTATCTAAATCTCCAAATCATCATTTCTAACTATGCTCTACTCAAAGCTTACGCCGGCATTTGTTATGACGAAGTCAATTGATATAAACTCAATACTTCTTGTCGGGACAATCACAATGCGTCCATTCAGCCTATTAGACTCAATATCGTCAGCGGTGTTGTTAGAGTCATCCATTACAACTTTGAACTGCTCAATTCCACTCTGTGCCTGAACTACTGCAAGCAAAGGTGATACATCAGCAATAAATTTAGCTCTTAGTGCAGGAGTGTTCTGCTCAAAAACAAATCCATTTGCCACTTGCGAAACTATTCGTTTAACCTCAAGAAGCATTCTTCTTACGTTAACTCTATCCAGTGCAGATTTTGCCATCTGCAGGGTTTTCTGTCCAAAGATCACGAATCCCTGCTGCGGGAAAGTAGCAATAGGATTAATTCGTGCATCATAAAGCGAATCCCTGTCTCCTGCAGAAAGTCGAACATCCACGTTCTGGACAAAATCAAGTGATCCTCGATTGAATCCTGCAGGGGCGAACCACGGGAAGCTTACCCGATCGTTAAATCCTAGAGCAGCTAAGGCTGCTATAGAGGGAGGAACATTAACGCTTGATCCGTTGTTATCATCTGTGATAATCACGCCTGGAAAATACGTTGCCGTTGTGTTGCTATCAATAGTACGTGCCTCGAAATTGGCGATGGTCTTAGAAACACTTGGGCGATTCGTTGAATCATCGTACAGTCTGTTTCCATCGCTATCATATTCGGGTATATCCATCAAGTAGAGTGCTTGTCCAAAATCCTTGATCTTGTCTATTGCGTGATCTGTCACAAATGTTTCTCTCACGCCTGGGAGAGCCAGAATATTGATATTAGAAGCAAACCTATCTGTCATTACGTCGATTGCAGCCCTATAAGACCGGACGGCATTGTTATCTTTGCCTGCTCCGGCCATATTCGATGCCATCCCTGGGGAAGTAAACGATGAATTGGCGCCACCTCCTGTATCGAGAGAAATCGACTTATCGTTCATCCTGGCAGCGTTCTTATCTAGGATGTTAAGGCCGTCGAAGCCACCGTGGAAAACGTTAGTAAACTTCATGTAATCAGTAAACTTATTGAACGTTACTGAAGACGTTTGGTTTAGCAGGGTTGCGAACGTAATTCTGTTAAGCCTTGTCCCATCAGAAACAGTGTAGGTGGTAGGATCAACATAGGCATCACGAATGT